ATTTTTTATTAACATTATTAGAATTATCATATTTACAATATTTACAAAAATGTAATATAGGGGGGGATGAAATAACGGATTCTGAAGGTAATATTATTGAAGGTAATTTATCAGAAGAAACTTTTAACCAAGATACCTTAGATAATTTAGGTAATTTATACGCAGGAATTATTAATGAATTACAACTTCAAGGAAAAGATGAAGTAATAGAAAAAATATATAACGCTAATTTCCAACAAATTGGATATAGACGTTTTAAAATCTAGAATTTATTTATATTTATTAACAAACAACAATTAACAATGAAAGCAAAAACTTTTGAAAATCTAATTAGAAAAGTAGTTAGAGAGGAAATCGATTATGCGTTACGCAGAGAAATTAAATCACTTAAGGAAGATTTACGTGATGAACTTAAACCATCAATAGTAGAACACACTGAAAGAATGGTTGAAGTTCCGGATTCAGTTTTAATGAAAACTTCTTTAAAAGAAAAGATAATGGGTAAAAAACCTATAAAACAAAAACATAATTTTGTGGGGGATAGTACTTTAAATGATTTATTAAATGAAACAGCGGCAGGAAACACAAATACCCAAACAGCCCAAGCACCTGTAAGTTTATCACAACCATTTTCAACAGGAGCTCCTTTACCAATGGATACAACAGGTATGCCTACTGAAGTAGCTAATGCTGTAACAAGAGATTATAGTGGTTTAATGAAAGCAATTAACAAGAAAAAAGGACTATAAAAATGCCATTAATCCAAGGAGTAAAAAGAATAAATCCATTAGATTCTAACAGTAATGCTAGAATTGGGGTTGCCTTTCCTTTGGATGACGTTAATATTTTTAAAGGAACCCAAACAGTAAAAGAACAAGTAAAAAGTAACTTAATAAACTTATTACTTACAGAAGCGGGTGAAAGAGTTAACGAACCTAACTTTGGTGTAGGTCTAAAAAAATTATTATTTGAACAAGATATAAATACAGATGAACTAAATGAAAGAATTAACAATCAAATAGTTTTTTACATCCCTGAAATATCCTTAATAGATACATCTGTAGATTTTAAAGATGACGAACATAAATTATTTATAACAATATCATATAGATTTAATTTAGATGGAACTAATGATGCTATACAATTAAACTTTAACTAATGGCTTACAATAAAGTATCAAATAAAACACAAGATAAGGACGTTAAATACCTAAATAAGGATTATAATTCTTTTAAAAATCAATTAATAGAATTTGCCGAAGTATATTTTCCAAATAATTTTAACGATTTTAGTGAAGGTAATCCTGGTATGATGTTTTTAGAAATGGCATCATATGTTGGTGATGTTTTATCTTTTTACACAGACACACAATTAAGAGAATCATTTTTAACACTCGCACAAGAAAAAGAAAATCTATATAATTTAGCATATGCTATGGGTTATAAACCCAAAGTAACCACAGCAGCTTCTGTTAATCTTGATTTATTCCAATTAGTACCCTCTATTTTGGTGAGTGGAGATTATAAACCTGATTTTAATTATACATTAGATATAGAAGCTAATTCTATTTTTGAATCAACTGAGGGACCTAAATTTTACACAGATAGAAAAGTAAGTTTTGATTTTTCATCTTCATTCGACCCTACAACAGTAAGTGTATACCAATTTGATGGTTCAAATAACCCTGAATATTATTTATTAAAAAAATCAGTTAAAGCTATATCTGGGGAAACTAAAACACAAACATTTTCTATTGGTGCTGCTGAAAGATTTAAAACATTAACATTATTTGATACAAATGTTATTTCTATAGAATCAATTACAGACTCTGAAGGTAATAACTGGACTGAAGTACCATATTTAGCCCAAGATACTGTTTTTGAAGAAATAGAAAATACAGCAGCTAATGATCCCGAATTATATGGGTTTAACCAACAAGCACCTTATCTATTAAAAGTAAAAAGAACTCCACGTAGATTTATTTCTAGGTTTAAAACAACTAATCAACTTGAGATACAGTTTGGGTCAGGTGTAAGTGATAAAGCTGATGAAGCTATTATACCTAACCCAGATAATATTGGTTTAGGAATTAAAGATGGAAGAAATAAATTAGATGTAGCTTATGACCCCTCAAACTTTTTGTATACAAAAGCTTATGGTCAAGTACCCGCTAATACAACATTAACTGTAACTTATGTTGTAGGTGGTGGTTTAGAAGCTAATGTAAATTCAAATACTATTACTAAAATAGGAACACTAACTACTACTAATAAACCCAACTTAAATGGGGCTATGTTAAATTTTATAAAAAGCTCTGTATCTTCTACAAATCCAGAACCCGCAAAAGGTGGAGGAGCTGGTGACTCAGTAGAAGAAATAAGACAAAATACAATAGCTAATTTTGGTGCACAACAAAGAACAGTAACTAAAGATGATTATTTAGTTAGAACATTATCAATGCCCGCTCGTTTTGGTAGAATAGCTAAAGCTTATATCACCCAAGATGATCAAATATCCCCCTTAACAACAGAACCAAATCGTATTCCTAATCCTTTAGCCTTAAATTTATATACACTAGGATATGATTCAAATAAAAATTTAACAACTTTAAACACAGCTACTAAAACAAATCTTTCTACATACTTAGAGCAATATAGAATGTTAACTGATTCCATTAATATTAAGGATGCTTTTGTAATTAATTTTGCTCTTGATTTTGAAATTACTGCTTTTAAAAATTATAATAATGAAGAAGTTATATTAGAATGTATATCAGAACTTCAAGATTATTTTAATATAGATAAATGGCAAGTAAATCAACCTATTATAACCTCAGAAATTGAAAATCTAATAGGGGGAGTTAAAGGTGTACAAACAGTAGAAAAAATAGAATTAATTAATAAAAGTGGAACAGCATTAGGATATTCACAATACAAATATGACTTTACACAAGCAACTAAGAATAAAGTAGTATATCCTTCGTTAGATCCAAGTATTTTTGAGCTAAAATACCCAGACACAGATATTAAAGGACGCGTAACAACATACTAATATGGCATATTATTTTTTATTTCCCGAAAACGACGCTACAATATATAGCCACCCCAACAGAACTAAATTAAATACTGGGGGTGATGAAATTCTTGAAATTGTAAAAGAAAAAGGAAACTCAGACCAAAGATATTACCCTTCAAGAGTTCTACTAAAATTTAAAAATGAAGAAATAACAGATGTAATATCAAATAAAATAGGACATTCTATTTTTAATAATGTTACTTCACGTGTAAATTTACAATTATTATCGACTGAACATAAAAACCTATCATCAACACTAAATTTAGAAGTATATGCTGTTTCACAATCATGGAGTGAGGGAACAGGAAGATTTTCTAATATACCCACAAGTTCAAATGGTGTAAGTTGGGAGTATAGAGATAATGATATAGATAAAACAAGTTGGTCAACTTCAAGTTTTGGAAATGGATCCACGGGTTCAATAGATGCCTCGGGTATCACCGAGGGCGGTGGAGTTTGGTATACTGGTAGTAATTTTCAAGGTACTCAACAATTTTTGCGCGGGGATAATCTAGATACAAATATAGATGTAACTGCTATAGTTCAAAAATATTCATCAAGTTTATTAGCATCACAAACGTACCCAACAGGTATAGAAAATAATGGGTTTATTATAAAACAACCTGATACTATAGAAACAAATACATCTAATAGTTTTGGTGAAATGAAATATTTCTCAGTAGATACCCATACAATTTACCCACCAAGATTAGTTTTTAAATGGGACGATAGCTCACATGCTAAACAATCATCTGCAAAACAAAATGGTGAATTAAGTGTTTCATTATATAGAAATAAAGAAGAATACAATCAGAATGATGAAGCAACTTTTAGAATACATGTAAGAGACAAATACCCAGCTAGACAATTCGCGTCATCATCAAATTATCTAAACCCAGGATATTTTACGACAGCTTCTTATTATAGTGTAAGAGATGCACATACAGAAGAAGAAATCATACCATTTGATACTACATTTACAAAATTAAGTGCTGACAACGATGGTATGTACTTTAAAATATTTATGAAGGGTTTGCAACCTGAAAGATACTATAGAGTTTTATTCAAACATACAAACAACGAAGGAACAATTATATACGATAACAAATATCACTTTAAAGTAGTTAGATAATGGCTCAAGAAAATGTAAAAATAAATAAAAAAGTCTATGGGGCTAAATCAGCTAATGATGTAATTGATCGTTCTTTTTCTGAATTATTAAGGTCAAAAGATCCAATTAATGTTGAAAAATTATTTCAATTATATAATGAATTATTTTATGACATACCAAAAGAGGGAGATCAATCACACACTACTTTAATAATTCAAAGTACAGATTATGTTCAAGATTTTGTTGATCCTAAAGATGAACAAATAGATAATTTATTAGATAGGATTATAGAATTAGAAGAACAGTTATCCCAAGTTAATGATACTAAAGAACACCCATTTTTTAGAAATGGAACATTTTTACGTACTCCCAATACTACTATTTTCTTTATGCAAGAAGGAAAAGCAAGACCTATATCAAAAGAAACTGTTTATAGAACTATGGCTAGAGCACAGGGATTAGATCCAGATGCTACCCCTAGACCATATACAGAAGTAGATGCCTCTACACCAGATGAAATAGGAAGGGGAAAAACCATAAATTCTCTTTCAGATTTAAATGATTTTGAAGAAATAGTCCCTATACAACAAACAAATTTTATAGAAGCTAGGACATCTTTACAAAATGTAAGAGTAAATGCAGGTCAATTAGCAGAATTACAAGCTATATTAGAAGATAAAGAAGCAGCAAGAGATATAGGACAAATAAGTCTTGCAAGTGCCCAAGGACAAAATTTAATTGCAAATGCACCCGTAAATACTAGTAATATATCACGAGCACCATCACAAAATAGTTCAATAAGATAATGGCAGAAATAACCAACATATCAATAGAAAAAAAACTAATCTTAAATGATCAAGTTACATCAAGAGATATATCAAGAAAGTTTGGTAGACCGGAAGATTATATAGAACTCCACATCTATAATATAAACGGTCAAAAATTATTTTCTGAAAAAAGTTTTACACAATATACTTTTTCATCTGACTCAACTGATCTTCAATCTTTAACTTCTGAGATTAATATGGATCCCGTAGAAGTTTTAAGATCATATGGTTATACCACAGGCAAATATAAATTAGATTTTAATATTCAGAGAAGAAAAATATTTAATACTACAACTCCTTCTTTTACAATAACTGAAATATCTTCAACTAAAAGAGAGATAAGAGCAGTAGCTAATAATATTAATAATAAAACACTAGATACAGCTGTAAAAAGCTTTATAGCAGAAATTGAAAGTTCTTTATATTTTAAAGATTTTGTTTTAAATTTTGGGGAAAATATAAATCCTTTAGGTGTAAATATTTTATTAAATTCTAATCCTTCTAAACATGAAATATTAATAAAATTACTAGACCCACTTCCATCATCCATATCAGTAAGGGATACATTTTCAATAGCTGAAGAAATATCAGATCCTATATCACTTACAGTAGATTTAGGAGAAGCAGAAATAACAGATGATAGTACGCCTCTACAGGGCCCAAATTTTAAAATAGATATTAGATTAAATAATAGTGTACCATCCACATATAAAAATTATAATGAAGTATTAGAATACAGTTTAACTTCATCTTATCAAAATCTTTTAAACCAACTCGAAAATAGGGAAGTACCTGAAATACAATATGACTATATAAGACCAGTTTCATCAAGTACTGAAAGTACTGATATAGCTTATCATTTTGAAAATTTTGTACATTTTGGTAGTGCTACAGAACGATTAAAAAATTTCGCTTATAAAGTAGAATTAATAGAACTATATAATTCACAAATATCAGATATAAACTCTATTACTGGTGATACTTCAGCCTCTTCTTTTGTACTAACAAATAAAGAAGACATAAATAATAAAAAAGAAAAATTAATAAAAGGTCTTGATGGATATGAACAATTTTTATATTTTACTTCAGGCAGTAATTTTACATGGCCTAAATCAAGCACATCCTATCCTTATACATTATACTCGGTAACATCTTCTCAAGCTAAAACATGGTTAGGAGATGAAAGATCATCTTTCCCTAATTATGGTGGTCAATTGTTATCTGCTTCTTTATATGATAAACAAAATGAATACGCTTTAATTCGTTTAGTCCCTAATCATATTATAGATAACCCAGACAATGACTTTTATCAAACATTTGTTCATATGATTGGACATCATTTTGATACTATTTGGACATACATAAAAGCAATAACAGATGTACAAGATACCCATCATACAAGAGGTGTTTCAAAAGATCTAGTATACCTCCAACTTAAAAGTTTAGGAATAGATACTTTTGACCAATTTGAAAATTCAAACCTTATAGAATATATTTTAGGTCATGGAACAGGTAGTAGTACATTTTATGATGCTCCTTCTACCCAAACACTAGTTACAGCATCAAATGCGGGTTCAATTCCCAAACAAGATATATCTAAAGAAATTTGGAAACGTTTATACCACAATGCCCCCTATCTTTTAAAAACTAAAGGAACAGAAAGAGGAATCAAAGCCCTAATGAGTTGTTATGGAATTCCCTCAACCATATTAAATGTAAAAGAATATGCTGGTTCTACCCCAACAACGGGCCCTTTAAAAGACCTAAATATAGCAAATACATATAAAACATTCACATATGAAAAATCAAGTTTAGCACTAAAATCAGATGGTGTAGTAAGCACTGATGATTATATGGCTAGAGTTGAATATAAAAACACAGTAGTAAGTTTTACTCCTACATCTATATCAATAGAATTAAGAATTAAACCTGTAAAAGGTAATGAAGGTATAGCTTTAAGTTTAGGCGACACAGCAGCTGATGCTAATGGTTTACAATTAGTATTAGACAAATACACAGGTAATGATATAAGTTCTAGTAATGATGCTTCAACTTATGGTAGAATAAACTTAGAACAAAATGGAACAGTTAGAGCATCTACTAGTTATTTCCCTTTATATAATGGAGATCTTTGGAACCTGCATTTAATGGGAACAGGGACAAATGTTGATTTTGGAGCTTACCAAACTAACCACTTAAAAAATACATCTAAATATACAAATACATGGGGTGCAAATACTTTTGCAAATAACTTTAATAAAACAGCAGCAGATTATATATTCGCAGGAACTAATGGATATGAAGGATCAGTTCAAGAATTAAAAGCCAACTGGGGAGAAGTCTTAACAGACGCAACCCTCACAAAACATTCACTTGAACCCTTTATGTATGCTGGTAATACAATTTCTTCTTCTTTTAGTAATGTAGTAATTAGATATCCTTTAGGAAGCACAGATGTAGAAACTCTTGAAAATCATATACCTGATACTTCCATCAACACAGCAAATAATGTAGCAGCTTCTAATACAACTACCTTATGGGAAGAAATAATAGAAAATCACTACTTACCCACCCCTGATACTGTTGGTATTTCTACTACAAGTGAAAAAGTCAGAATAGATACAGGTACTATAGATGATGATATTTTATCTACTACTATAAGATCAGAAGACTCTATGTTAGATAGACAACCACCAGATTATGAAGATTTAGGTGTATTCTTTTCTCCAACTAACGAAATAAATGAAGATATAATTTACCAATTAGGTGCTTTTAGGTTAGATGATTATATAGGCTCACCTTTACCTTCAGCCCAAACATCCTCAAATTATGGAGATTTAAAAACTATAAAAGATATATATTTTAAAAGAGTAAATAAAAGATATAACTATTGGGATTATATAAAAACTATTCAATATATAGATCATACATTATTTAAAATAGTTGAACAATTTGTTCCTTTTAAAGCCAACTTAAAAACAGGTTTATTAATTGAACCACACTATTTAGAAAGAAATAAGTTTGCAAGGGAATTACCTGTAGTTAATTATGGTACCACAATGACTGAAGGTTCATACCAAACAATTGATTTTCAAGTTGATCCTGAAAGAGAATTTACTTTATCTGATTCTTCTGTTGTTACTATAAATAATGCAACTATTGATATAGATGATTATGTATTAGATGAAACCCAAAATATATCCCAAGCACCTATAACACCTGGTACTGGGGTAAAAAAATCAAATGTTCTCTTAGGAAACGCTACTAAAGGAAGATTATCTAGTAGGTATTACCGAAGTTTAGATAAAGGAAAAGAATTAGACTTTTAAAATATGGCATTCACACAAAGTTTTGACGTAGAATTTGATGACGCTCTTTTAGACCAAGCAGGGTGGAAAAATTCAAGATACGAAGGATCCAAATTAATTGGAAATAGTATAAATGTATATACTGAAGGGGATACCACCTATGGTAAAAATCCTGTTATAGAAAATAAAATAGCGGCTTTATATATAGGAACCACAGTTATTGGGGGTAATCAAGAAGACCCATCCAGAGTATCCATAAATGGTCATAGTTACTTAACTATAGATAGAATTTTACTTATTAATGTAGAAACAGACGAAGTAGAAATAATAAATAGACAAAGTATTGTAGAGGTTACTACTAATACAACAGGCGAAGAAAGAGCATTTAAAAGATATATAACAAGAGATTTTCCTGAGGGATCTGAAGTTAATATAAGATTAATAGATAAAACAGTCAAACATTCACTTAAGACATCTCACTTTGTAAAATTCAATAGAGGTTCATTTATGAAACTTTATGAATACACAGCTAATGATGATGGTTTTGAAGATGGAGTATTTGGTGGGTTTGGTATAAAAAACAACATAGCTAATGTATCTGAATCATACACAGCTAGCTTAGAAGGACCTGGCCTATTTGGATATGGAACTACAGCAGATGTAAGTAGATCTTTATTCGATACTAATTCAATTCAATTTGTAGGAAGTTTACCTAGTGAATTAAACGAGTATTCAGGGGATATAGATTTAACTACTTTAGGGATCAATTTAATCCCTGCATCAGCTTCGGCAGGTGGTTTCTTCGATATACGACCTATTAATGCAAATCAAGTAGAAAATATAAATAGATAAATTAAAGAATCAATAAAATAAAAACATGGCTACAGTAGGAAGAATAAGTAACTATAGACCCTTAAAATCAGGGGGAAGCCTAAAAGCTTTTTATGATGATATTATTTATTGGGAAATGGCAAAACGTAGTAATAAATTCTATGTTACATTTATGAAAGGAGAATATGGATTTCCAAATAATAAACAAGAATCCATAGCAACAATGGAAATAACATACCCCCATGTTACCCAGGGATATAATTCTTCAACTGGATCTTTCCAAACAGGGTATAATAGAGTTAGTAGCCCAGCTAATGTTTTTCAACAAACATCTGAATCTTTAGCTGTAGGATCTTCAGTTAGAAATAGCCACCAGTATAATGGTTTTATAACAATCACAGAGATAAATTCTAGAAGATATTGGCAATCAACAATCACTTCTTCTATAAGTGTAACAAGAACATACGACTATCAAGTAAATGATTCAGTATTAGGAACAACCTCTCAATCTAGAACTATAGAGGCTGCTTATTTTTACCCATTCTCTAGTCACCAATTAAGTGTATTAAGAGATGAACCCACATTAGTAGTAGATTTAAATAAAGAAAGTGAATTAGACGAAGGTTTAGGTGATTCTGGTTTTGTATTAATACCACAAGATTGTCACCCTAAAGTAAAAAATAACATAGAATATTATTTAGAAAAAGCTGGGTTAATTGATAAAACAACTAAATTTAAAAACCAATCACCAAGAAGATAATATTTTTTAAAAACATAT